GGTGACTGTACGGTTTTGCGATGATGTTTGCCTAGTAGCGTTCAATAGCGTCATGATTTATTGTGACTGCTTTGAATCGCTTGTTAAGCTCTCTGACTCCGGATTTGGGCTCTGGGGTAACTGGTTTGGATTCAGTTCCGTGGTCGGCTCCTCCGGGTTTGTAGGTGGGGGTGTTTGGGCGGGTATGGACATCTGCCCTAACTGCCTCATTATTAGCAGTTCCCCGATCTTGCCTACTTGTACGAACATTTTTATTTCTCGGTCTTCCTCGACTGAGTTCCTGTTGGGGTTGTGCGTTGGGTTGTGCGTGCGGACGGCGCCTTTGCCTCTTGGGCCGCCTGTCCACTGGCGCCTGATTCGTGAATCGGCTGCCTGAATCGCTCTTCGCTGTCGACGATTTTGTTGCAAAGTTTCCTGATTGCTTGGTCGTACTCTTCTGGCCGGGCTGGGTGAAAGGACGGGACCCCCTTCTCTTTCCAGCTTTGGGCTTTGGCGACATGTTGGTGGACTGTGGTCCTGATGTGTTGGTACATTGTTTCTCTCCATCTTTGGGCTGACTCGTTGAGTTGCTCTTGGTTGGTTGACATTTTTCATCTCGAGGCCCGGTGATGACTCCATCAAATTCAGCTTCAAGTTTGACTTCACGCTCGTTTTCGTAGATAACGGGTATATCGTCAAGACTCTTGGAGCCGTATATGGATCTTTCGGCATCTTCTACCTGTGCCCGTGTCATCCCCAGTATTTTACACACACTATCAAAAATCACTTCCTTGTCTTCTTGATTCCAGGATCCATTTTCGATCTTGAATCTCTCTTCAGATGTCATCGATTCCGCTGCGCTAATATCGCCTGTGAATCTTAGAACCATTTCGCACCACGCTCTGATCAATGGCGTGTTGGCGTCTGTAGTTCTATATCCTACTGCGCGATTAGCTGCCGCTAATTCTCGAGACACGTTCTTGTTAGCACTTAAGTGCAACTTGACAAGTGTTCTTTTGATATCTTGATGGCTGGATTTTGAAGTTAAAGGATGTGGGAAGGTTCTTCCGGCGAAATTTACAGTTTCGTCGGGTCTGGCTGATACAGCTTCGAGTTTTAGCCCGAACTGTTGTGTTACCAGTTCCAATGATTCCTTCATCCCAGGAATGTTAACGTTCAATCCGTCATCTCCTGTGTATAATCCGAGTTTTAACCAGGCTTTCTCTTTATTCATGCCCATTTCTCTCAATGCTACATATGATACAAACATGTTGATCAATGTATTTCCATCTGTTGTTATCGGACTTCCACTACGTGTTCCGAATCCCGCATCATATTTCAATCCGTGTGATGTTGTGGCTGATCTAATGAATACGCTATCGAAATTTGATTTCAATATAGGGGCGTTTTCCTCAGATACCCAAGTTAGGTAAATTCGTCTAACTACATCTTGGAGATATGAACTTATGCTCCCATCGAATCTGCTGTAATCTGATTCGATCAAGCCGTCACCTCCGATTTCACGGATTCTATCGACTATTTCCGCTGGCGTCTTTCCTGGTCCGTAAGATGGCAGTTTCTTCAATCTGTCATTCTTGAATGCGTAGGTATAAGCGCTCATCATTATAGTCAATTGCACACTCATTTGAGTTATTGCTCTTGGATCATTGATGCTAGGGTAAGGTTCCGTCTTCATGAATGATTTCAATTTATTCATGGGATACAACCCGAATAGGTGTTCGTTAGCCTTCGTTCTTGCTTTCTGCATAGGCTTATTTTGCAAGGCTATCACTTCCTCCAATGGTAATGGCGACCCTCTGTGACGTAATTCTGGTGGAACTACCAAACCGATAAATTCCTCACGATATGTATTAAAGCTAACAGGTGGTCTAGTTCTGTTAACCACAGCCTGGACTCGTTTTTCAGTCATGGCTTCATCGGATGCTAGGCTCTTAGCAGCGAAGAGTGCTGGTTCTCGTGCTAGAGGACTTGTTACGGCTTGGCCCGGCGAGCTACTATCCACTGTTTTTAATGTTCCCAAAGGCGCATAATGCGTGGGCAGCGTGCTAGTGGCTATTACGTTTCTTTCGAATTCTACATTCTTGGTCATTATACAATGTAAATGACATGCCATTATTTTGAAGTCTGATTTATTATCGTCATCACGCGATGTTTGGTGCAGTAATTGTTCCACATCTGCTATCGTAGGTGGTCCGCTGGTCTTAGTCTTCAAGCGATGTTCAATGGCTTGATAGACTGATTTCCGTACCTGAAAGGCTTCGGTCGATCCGGCTATAGCGAGCGAGTAAACCTCACTATGAGCACAGTCAATAAAGGACACTCCATCCTTGTTCAGAACCTTGCGTTTCAGTGGTGCTTGAGTTATGTCTCTACGATAATACGGGTAAGGTACACAAACTTTCGGCAATATAGTTATAATACGCCTGTTTGGATTGTTTGCGATGACGTGTTGAGTTACATCAAAAGTTAAGAGATTTTTGTAATCATCAATAACTGTTATCACGTCTCCTGTATAATCCCATAATTCGTGCTCATAAATAGCTCCCCCACTGACACAGTAATGAACTTTGTTATCCTTAAAGAAATAACTAGTTTCTCTATCCCTGTAACCAGCTGATGACGGTATAAATGTGTAGATAAGAATAGGTTTGAAATACTTCAGATACTTGTTCATGTCCAAGTAGTAGTCCACATCTGTTAAGATAAATACGTGATTATTGCCTACTTTCGTCGACACATAATCCATACTTAAGTCCTTAGAAAAGTAATAATGACGAGTTCCATCCACACCATTCAATTGGTCTTGCTCGCTTCTGCTCACAATGTATGGAATTCTGCCATCATTCTTAACAATCTCCACCAGATAATTAGTAACTGCTGTTCTCTCAACTGCGCAATTTGGGTGCGTGTGGTTCCTTGCAGCATTATATAATGGGATGTTCTTGATGGTGTGATCTAGATCTTTCCTCAAGTTCTTGATGTTGACTTTGGTCTTTTGGATTTTCCTCGATTGGACATCTTTGAAGTTTCTTTTTCTTGTACACATTGTAGTGATACTCCATTGAAAATTTCTCACAAAACGCCTGATCTTTCCTGGTTTGCATGGCTGTTGATCAGCGTGCAAATCTACAGCGTGTTTACGTATCGTAAACCACTTTGATCTCAATTTCGGCATTGCCGGTATTGCGCTATTTTGTGTCATCTTCCGTCAGTT